AGTAAAAGCAGCTTTTCAAAGCGAATACAGTTTTAATAAAAACATAACTATACTTCATGGCAATGTAGAAAATAAAGCAAAGCTTTTAAAGAAGTACAACAGAAGATTAAAGATTTTAATCTACTAGTGCGACGATAGCTAATATATAATTAATAGTAAGAACCTAATGTCATACTACGACCGAAATACCAAATACCTAAACCAGCATCGTATTATATATAGATGTTTTCCGTGGTCAGACGAACCTACAGAAACGTTCGAGTGGGGCTGGTATTACGAAAGTGGTACACATCAATGCTATACACTCTTTAACTCACGGGCTAAAATAAACACATATAAGAGCCTCAAATGGCATTTGTATGTGTTATGGTATCTTAATCCTCAACTGGATCAAGAAGCTTTTGCAGGGCTTGTTAAATACATATGTAATAAGCGTACAGGGTTTGTAACATTTAATGTTTCAGATCAACTTAGGGAAAGCATGATATATGATGTTTCTTTGATGGAATTAGATACACCTCCACCTAATAAATTACGTAAAGTTATATTCAAAGACTTCACGGGTTTAGATATGCGACAAAAGCTATCTATAGTAGGTAAGCTAGTCGGTAGATCTAAAATATCTGAAAGCGAAATATACGATGCGATGCTACTTATAAATGATAGCCAAATTAAAATAACGGTTGCAAGGCTTGCTGACGCACTTAAATGTTCAACAAGAACTATATATCGTAATATGAGTAACGAACTTAAAAAAGAAAAAGAATTACTTAATCAACAACTATGAAAAAGTACAATGTACAAAACTATATAAGGTATAAGGAAGATCTTAAACGGTCTATGCCTGAAGATAAGTTTTATGATTACTACACAAGAGATGAGTTAATTGTAAAATTTTTACCGCTTGTTGAGAATCTAGCGCGCAAGTTCGCTACATCAGAACAAGCATCCGGAGTACTAAGTATTAACGATTTAATACAAGAAGGTAGCAAAGGTTTAACTCTTGCGGTAGATAAGTTAGAATGGGATAAGCTTATTGACTCTGAAGATATTGAAAAAACTTTAAAAAGTTTCTTTAGTAAAAGAATTAAAGGAGCTATAAGACGTGCGATTGATATTAACCGGGGTGACATACGCATACCAGAACATAAGCTAACTGAAATACGTAAGAATCCTAAAGATGAAAAAATTGTTACAATGTTTTTTAATTCTATATTTTCTAGTATAGATGTAAATTATAATACAGAAGAGGAAAATCCATTGTTTCAAATACCAGATAATTCTGAACCATACAATATAAATTTACTCAATGCTTATTTGTTAAGTTTAATGAAACAACACTTAACAGGTATTGAATATGAAGTATTGAGATTATCATACGGTTTGGATTGTGACAAGCACTCTGCTAATTATATAGCAGGCAAATTAAATATAAATGTAAACACTGCAAATGTACGTGTTTCACAGATAAAAAGAGAAGCTATAAATAAACTTATCGCTAACACTGACGCAAACCAAGTGATTGATTATCTGTAAGTTATGAACTTAAATGCAATTAAAAATGTGTAATTATATTAATATACCAAATAAGAAAACCATATGACCATAAATGAAAAACTGGCAACGATCCAGACAAAATTTAAATCTAAAAAATCTAGGTTTAATTCTTTCGGCAAATACTACTTCAGATCAGCCGAAGACATTCTCGAAGCAACAAAACCCTTTCTATTGGAGTTAGGAGTATCAGTAACGATTAATGAAGAACTAATCGATAACCACAATATGCCTATAATGCAAACAACGGCAACTGTATCTGATGGCGAAAATGCTATACACGCTACAGCTTTAGTCGGTGTCGACGTTAATCAAAAAGGTATGCAAACACCTCAGCAGTTTGGTAGTGCGTCGAGTTATGGAAAGAAGTATGCGTTAGGTAATTTATTCCTAATAGATGACACTCAAGATAGCGATGCTACTAATAACCATGGCAAAGGTGCGAGTGCAACATTAACCTCAACAAAAGATCCAGCATTTGCTAAAGCAAAGGATTATGTGCAAAAAGGCGGAAAGCTTGATGCAATTAAAAAGAAGTACAAATTAAGCGCTGAAGTTGAAAAAGCGTTAACAACACTATAATGAAAAACAAAGCAGCTATTGAAAAGCTGAGGGACGATGAAAACTACTACGGCAAGTTTGGTAAACAATACTTGTCTAATAGTGATATTGGAACTTTGCTTACAAATCCTTTAGCGCTTGGTACACCACTAAAACCGTCAGCTGCATTTTTAGTTGGCGGTTACTTTCACACTGCAATACTTGAGCCCGATAAGCTTAAGAAGTATAAGATAGTTGAAAGTTCTACGCGGAATACTAAAGCGTATAAAGAGATCTCAGGCGGTGAGCTGTGTCTTCTACAAAAAGAAGTAGATCAAATTGAACTAATGACAGACAAAATGTTAGAGAACGATATTTGTCGTGGTTTAATACGAGGTACTAAAGTAGATTACGAACAGCCTGCGATTACAGAGTTAGAAGGTTTGCAATGGAAAGGCAAAGCGGATATTGTTAATCATGAAGAAGGTTTAATAATTGATTTGAAAACCACAGGTGATATAACAAAATTTCGTAGCTCAGCATGGCGATACAACTACGACTCGCAAGCTTACATTTATAGTAAACTATTTGGTTATGAAATGTTGTTTATAGTTATAGACAAAACAACACATCAAATAGGAATATTTGATTGCTCACCTGAATTTTATCAACGTGGTGCAGACAAAGTTCAACAAGCGGCGGAACAATATAAATTGTTTTACCAAAATCCGGATTTCGATCCAAACAATTATTTTATTAACAAAACCCTTTAAAAATGGCAAGAACCAGAAAAAACCAAACAAAAGTATGTACAGTAACAGGAATGGAAACAAGTGTAGATAATTTCTATACCAACCAAAACCATGTAAAAGCCGTAGACAACTTAAGGCGGAATAGCGGCGCAACTAAAGATCAGTTGCAAAGGATGTTTAATCAGTTAAATCAATATACATAATGGCAAGTATAATTAAAACGAGTATCAATTTATCGGAAATCCCAGCAGATAAAATCATTACTGGTAAGAAAGGTAAGTATTTACCTATTACAATTACTATAAATGACGAAACAGATCAGTTTGGGAATCAAGGTCCGGTGGTTGTAGCGCAATCAAAAGAAGAGCGTGAAGCTAAACAAAAGAAAGTTTACTTAGGTAATGTTCAAGTTGTTTGGACTAACGGCGACAATGTTGCTGCTGCACCAAGACAAGACCAACCAATGCAAGCTGCTCCAGTGGGGCAAGCTGCGCCTGAAGTTGATCTGCCTTTCTAGTGCTATACACATGTGAAATATGCAAGGAAGAAATGTCCGAAGAGGATCACGACTACTGCGACATATGTCCTAAATGCTTAGAAGAATGGTAGATGAAAACGATTACATTAGCATAACTACAGACAGCGATGGTAATGTAACACTAATAGAAGATTAATTAAATTAAATGCAGACAACAGAGATCAATGGATTTGTTATTGACGAGTTCAATATACATAAGCTTGAAGAGGGTAAAGCACAGGGTATATGCCCTGTGTGTTCCCACGATAGAAAACCCAAGAATCAAAAAGCAAAATGCGCTTCTTACGATTGGGAACGGGGTCTCGGTACTTGTCATAATTGTAATAAATCATTTCAACTGCATACTTATCAACGTAAAGGCAAAGCTGAAAAAATATATGTAAAGCCTGAAGTTAAAACAGATCCAGATAAGCCTGAATTTGTAAGTGATAAAGTAATTGAATGGTTTAAAACTCGTGGTATATCTCAGGAAACTCTCTTCGATCTAAAGATTGAGGAGGGTCCTGAATATATGCCTCAGACCGGTAAATCCGAGAATGTAATAAAGTTCAATTATTTTATGGGCGGCGAATTAACTAATGTTAAATACCGTGATGGAAGAAAGAACTTTAAATTATATAAGGGTGCTGAAAAAGTATTCTACAATATAGATAGCATTGTAGGGTGGGAATATTGTATTATTGTTGAAGGTGAAATGGACGTCTTGGCGTTGCATGAAGCTGGTATAACAAATGCAATATCTGTTCCTAATGGTGCAACACTTAATACTAACAACTTAGATTACTTAGACAATTGTATAGATTATTTCGAAGACAAAGAGAAGGTTATATTGGCCGTAGATTCAGACGAAGCTGGTCAAGCCTTGCAAACAGAGTTAATACGTAGATTAGGCTCTGAGGTATGTTATATAGCGACATTTGATGATTGCAAAGACGCTAACGAATATTTAATAAAGCATGGAAAAGAAAAATTGGCAGAGCGTATTTCGCGAAGCAAGCCAGTACCGCTGGAGAATGTTACAACGTTCAGGGATATTGAAGACGAAGTTACCGACTTTGTTCGTAATGGCTTTAAACCAGGATTCCAAATTGGCTTACAAAATTTTGACGACATATTCTCAACTTACACTGGTCAATTTATTACTGTCACTGGTATCCCTAGTTCCGGGAAGAGTGACTTTGTCGACCAAATGGTTGTTGGGTATAACGCTAATTACGGTTGGAAAACGGCATTCGCTTCGCCAGAAAATGTTCCAACATATTTACACGCTCATAAGCTAATGCGTAAAACTTGGCAAGGCATGCCGAGTAGAGATGATATTGGTACTGATCGATGGAATCAAGTAGCGGATCATTGTAACACTAATTACTTTCATATAGATATGGAACGCTACACGTTAGAATCTGTATTAAAGAAAGGAGCTGAGCTTGTTAAACGTAAAGGTATTAAATGTTTAGTTATAGATCCATATAATAAGGTTAGAGACGTTGATTGTAAAACAGAAGACGTTAATCGTTATACTATGGAATACTTAACTAAGATTGAAATCTTTGCTAAGAAGTATGATGTGCTAGTTTTTATTGTAGCACACCCAACTAAGATGTACAAAGATGGCAATGGTAAAATTGAAGAGCCGTCAATGTATAATATTAAAGGTGGTGGTGAATGGTACGATGCTAGTTATCATGGGTTATTAGTTCACAGAGATTATGAAGCTAAAACTGTTAAGGCTAAAGTACTTAAAGTTAAGTTTCAAAACTTAGGCGAGAATGGAGCTGAAGCTCATTTTAAATGGGAACCAAAGTCTGGTTGTTTTATTCCTCACGAGCAAGTTAATCTTGCTGGCGAGAAAATGCCCTGGGAATAATGCCAAGTTTATATGGCAAACGGGTGAAACCAATGCCAAGTTATACGTATAATGAAGAGGAGTTTAAGTGGTATAGCTTTTGTGTTAAAAACAATATAAGAATATCACCTTACGGCATACAAGGCGATACAGAGCATTGGCATATAGCAATTAGCTTAGGCCCTTACAAAAAATGGGAAAAGCCACACTTGTCACCCAGCAAGTATTGTAGAAAAACAATTTGGCCAGAATACTATAAAATGTGTAAATACTATTATGAGAAATACAATAATAAATAACGATCCCAAATACGCGGAAGCGGATTATGAATTACAATACAGGGATTTATTACTAGACGTAATGGAAAATCATGTAATACGTGACAACGAAAGAACTGGAGTTGGTTGCGCATCTACATTTTCTTTAGATATTGATATTGATATATCTAAGCATTTTCCTATATTAAGCGGGCGCAAAATGTTTCCGCATATATTTAAATCAGAGTTTAAATGGTTTATCAACGGCGAAACAAATATTAAAACGCTACAGGAAGCTGGTAATAAAATATGGAATGAATGGGCAGATGAGAATGGAGACTTAGGTCCTGTTTATGGTCATCAGCTTAGAAACTTTAACAGCCAAGGATATGATCAATTAGAGGCTGTAATAAAGAATATAAACGAGAAGCCTGACAGTAGACGTCATGTAGTAAGCTTATGGAATCCAGCACAGCTTGAAGAAATGGCTTTGCCCCCTTGCTATTTGTACTTTCAGTTTTTTGTTGAAAAGAACAACTTGCATATGTTTGCTCTGCAAAGAAGTGCAGATATATTTCTTGGTGTGCCGTACGATATGGCTTTGTACTCTCAAATTTTGCTATACATAGCCGAGAAAACGGGTTATAATGCAAAGCGTGTAAACGTTAAATTTATTGACGCTCACATATATAAGAATCAACAGGAAGCAGTTGAGCAGTACTTAGATGAAGATTTTAATGGCGCTCCTACATATGCTTTTCACAATGGATTACTAACCTTAAATAACTATCAGCCAGGCAAAGTAATTACTGCGCCAGTAGCTGTTTAAAACTATGTATAATATTTATCATATTCCTGGTAAAAAGATCGGAGTTACGCGTAATCTTAATAAGAGGGTTACGGAGCAGCAAGGATATGCACCAGGCGAATACGAAGTTTTATTTACGAGTGATGATATTAATTTAATATCTAACAAAGAGATAGAACTTCAACAGTCTTATGGCTACAGAAAAGACAGAACACTATATAAAAATTTATTTAAATCAAATATGAGAATAAACCCAACAGAACAAACAAGTACATTTCCTATTCCTTTAAATAAACTTAAAGGCAATCTTATGGATAACATAGGATTAGAATGGGAGACACCAGAATATAAGTTTAAATTAAAAAAAGAACATATACCTTGGATAATGCAGAACGCTAAAACCTCGATGTTTAATGATGATCGAAGCTATATTTACAATAAGGCTTTCTATGAGGCCTTTTTTAATCTAGAGCATAATCCAAAGACAACAGCATTAGACGGCGCTAGATTTGATCTAATACGATCGTGGGCTGCTGAAAGAGGTATATATGAAAATGGCAATGCTCATACACAATATGTGAAGCTAATAGAAGAAGCTGGGGAATTAGCAGCGGCACTTCTTGTGGACGATGAGCATGAAATAAAAGATGCGATAGGTGATATGGTTGTTGTACTAACTAACTTAGCATTTCAAAGAGGTTACAATATTGAAGACTGCATTGACGATGCTTACAAAGAAATAGCTAATAGAACCGGCGTAATGCACAATGGTACGTTTGTTAAAACAGGAACAACATTATGAATAAAAAACAAATAGAGTTTAGAGACCCAGTTGTTGAACGCGTTGTTGATAAGTTTGTATCAAGATCAGATGTAGGCTTTGCAAAGTACGGCGTAACCCTTAACGATGACAAATCAAATTTGTTTGCTTGGATTAATCATTTGCAAGAAGAATTAATGGATGCTGTGTTATACATGCAAAAGCTAAAAGAATCAAGCACGGAAGAAATGCAAGAAGCATTGCTAAGAAATATCGAAGTCCATGAGGAGACAACCATATAAAAGAAAAAGCAAAAAGCGAGGGCCAGTACAAGCGAAGAAGGTGTCATATGATGGCATCAACTTTGCTTCAGGCCTTGAGCGCTATATGTATATGGCTTTGAAAAAAGCAAAGGTTAAAGCTAAATACGAAGGCGAAACATTTGTTTTACTTGCTGGCTTTCATTTTGAAAATGAAGTTTACGAAAGACAAGCTAATGGTAAAGGTGATTACAAGAATAGAGGTTGCAAACGCATATTACCTATTAAGTACACACCAGATTTTATTGGCGAAGACTTTATTATTGAGACCAAAGGCAGAGCTAATGAATCATTCCCTATGCGTTGGAAGTTGTTTAAAAGATTAGTAATGACACAGTTTCCAAACGTAACATTATACAAACCACAAAATCAAAAAGAATGCGACGAAACAATTCGCCTAATCCTATCGAAGCGAAAAGGATAGCAAGGCAAAAGTACGCTGAGCGTCAAATTGATAAGTTTGTCAAATGGAGTTGGGACGTACGAGGCAAAGTAAAATACAAAGAACTAGTAGAAATAATGGATAAATATAATATAAAAGTTTATGGATAAACAAAACAACCCTACTTGGGCGGTATCACTTGGGTTTTACCCAGGTATATTATTTGGAATGAGAACTTACGAAGAAGAGAAGCAAACAGCATTTGTTTTTTATATACCGTTTGTAGATGTAGCAATAGAAATATATAAGTAATGGGGTTATTTGATACGCGTATAGCATATAAGCCGTTTGAGTATCCTGAGTATTACACTGAAGGCTGGCTCAAACAAGCACAAGCATTTTGGTTACACACTGAGATACCAATGCAAGGCGATATAAAAGATTGGAAAGAAAAATTAACACCAGAAGAAAAGAATCTAGTAGGTAATATACTATTAGGTTTTGCACAAACCGAATGTGCTGTTTCAGATTACTGGACACAGAAAGTGGTATCATGGTTTCCTAAACACGAAATACAGCAAATGGCCATGATGTTCGGATCACAAGAAACAATACATGCTGTAGCTTATAGTTATTTAAATGAAACACTTGGTCTTGAAAATTATGAAGCCTTTCTCCATGAGCCTGCAACTGCTGAAAGGTTTGATAACCTGGTTGCTTATGGCGGGACAAGCTCTGTTGGTATTGGCAAGTCTCTTGCTGTTTTTAGCGCTTTTGCTGAGGGGGTTAGTTTATATTCTGCTTTTGCTGTTCTCTATTCTTTTCAATTAAGAAACTTATTAAAAGGTATAGGGCAACAAATGAAGTGGAGTGTGCGAGACGAATCTTTACACAGTAAAATGGGCTGTAAGTTGTTTCGCGATATGTGCAGTGAAAATAATCAATTATTAGAATTATGTCGAGAAGATATAATTAAAGCTGCTGAAACGATGGTAAAACTTGAGAGTAAGTATATAGATAAGATGTTTGAGATGGGCGACATTGAAGGCATCAAGTCAAATGATTTAAAACACTTTATAAAGAAAAGAACAAATGAAAAACTGGTGGAACTTGGTTATGTTGACCTTGGCTCGTACTTCCCGTATGACAAAGATGCAGCGGCTAATCTTGATTGGTTCTATCATCTTACCGGCGGGGTCACTCATACTGATTTTTTCGCGGTTCGGCCGACGGACTATTCGAAAGCTGGTGAAGGCGAAGACTTCGAGGACATTTGGTAATTTAATAACCGAAGAAGAAATATATGAAGACCTCTACGACAAAGCGTAGTTTATTAAAAGCGCTTGTAAGACAAAGAAGATTAAAGCCTCATGAGAGGATAGCAAATAGGTTAGGATATATGGGGACTGGATTTATGATGACAGCCCCCCACCTCCTGCCAGATCCGACCGGCATAGTAATATACATTATTGCTGGTGTAATATCAATACCGCAGGTGTTTGTTGCAAAGCAATGGAACTTAGTAGCGGTTAATTTAAACGTAGCAATAGCCTACACAATACTATACTTTACATAATGTGGAATGAAAACTGGAAAAAAGGTGAGGATTACCCTGCGTGGGGTAATAACGACGTATACAAGAAAACTATATCCGGGGGATATTTATTGTACGACGAATCACCGAGAGACGCTTACATGCGGGTTGCTAAGACAGTTGCTCGCAGATTATATAAGCCAGAAATGGCGGAAACTTTTTTTGAATATATCTGGAACGGTTGGTTATGCTTGGCTTCGCCAGTTCTTAGTAACACTGGCACCGATCGTGGTCTGCCTATTAGTTGCTTTGGTATTGATGTTGCTGACTCGATACAAGATATAGGGCAAAAGAATTTAGAGATGATGCTACTCGCTAAGCACGGCGGTGGAGTTGGTATCGGTGTAAATCAAATCAGACCCGCCGGCGCAACAATTACAGGTAATGGAACATCAGACGGGGTTGTCCCCTTTTGCAAAATATACGACTCAACAATTCTTGCAACTAATCAAGGATCAGTCAGAAGAGGAGCTGCCTCAGTTAATATTAACATTGACCACGACGACTTCGAGGAATGGTTGGAAATCAGAGAACCTAAAGGAGATGTTAACAGACAGTCGCTTAACCTACATCAGTGCGCAATTGTTGGTGATAAGTTTATGCGTAAGCTTGAACAAGGAGATGCGAGCGCTAGAAATAGATGGAGTAAACTACTTAGAAAGCGAAAAGCAACTGGAGAGCCGTATATCATGTTTAAAGGAAACACTAACAAGGCAAATCCAAAAGCATATAAAGAAAACGGATTAAAAGTGCATATGACAAATATCTGTAGTGAGATTACATTACACACAGATGAGAGTCATAGTTTTGTTTGTTGCTTATCATCATTAAATTTAGCTAAATATGAAGAATGGAAAGGTACTAACCTTATATACGACGCCACGTGGTTTCTTGACGGCGTTATGGAGGAATTTATTCAAAGAGCCAAAGGACTTAGAGGTTTTGAAAATGCCGTTCGTTCTGCTTCAAAGGGACGAGCGCTTGGATTGGGTGTACTCGGATGGCACACGTATCTCCAAGAAAAGGGAATTCCTTTTGAAGGTTTACTTGCTCAATTTGAAACTAGGAAAATATTTTCGCAAATCAAAATCGAAAGCGAACGAGCATCTATGGACCTTGCGGAAATTTACGGCGAACCTCTTTGGTGTGCTGGCACTGGTTATCGTAACACCCATCTTAGGGCTGTTGCTCCTACTGTGTCTAATAGTAAGCTTAGCGGTAACGTTAGTCCTGGCATTGAGCCTTGGGCCGCTAATGTTTTCACGGAACAAAGTGCGAAGGGTACGTTCATTAGGAAGAACCCCACGCTTGTAAAGCTTCTTAGAAAACATAAGTTAAATACAAATGAAATATGGGATAAGATACTTGCTGATGGCGGGAGTGTACAAGATATTAAAGAGCTAGATGAGGTAATGCTAGCGCATGATATACCAGCTAAAGAAGTATTTAAAACCTTTAAAGAAATAAACCAACTAGAGCTAGTGAATCAAGCAGGCATTCGCCAGCAGTACATAGATCAGTCGGTTAGTTTGAATCTCGCTTTCCCAAGTGTTGCTACGCCAAAATGGATTAACCAGGTGCATATGCAAGCATGGAAGAACGGAATAAAGACTTTGTATTATACTAGAACAGAGAGTGTTCTACGCGGAGATATAGCACAACAAGCTATGGATCCTGAATGTGCTGCCTGTGATGGTTAGTACGTCCAAATAACGTTAGGTGATTTATCAGGGTCGACATCAATGTGGATAAAAGTATCTGCAATGCCGATCCTGTTTATGCCTAAGTCTAAGAATATATCAATAAGCTCAAATCTATCTTTTGATTTGCGACAATCAATATCAGCAGCTAAACCTTTTAGGTGAGAAGACTTCTCGGTCCCACCAACAGAATCATTATGCTGCGGCGTACGATACCCAGAATTTATATTAATAGGTTTATCAAAGCGATCTCTCGCTTGATCTAGTATTTGTAAAAAATCCCTATCCATCATCTGCCCAGAGCCCTGCACATCGGGGCTATCAAATTCTGAATAATTAAAATACTTCATCATTACTTTTTCTTTTTAATGTCTTTCCATTTCGCTATGGTATATCCAATAGTCACTAAGAGCAGCATTATTTTTAAACCATCTTCTATTTGTGTAAAAGTGGTGAGGCCAAGTGTACTGCCGTTTATAGCGTATAATTTTAGTTCTTGTAAACTCATTTTCTTCTTTTAACAGGTTTAACTCTTCTGGGTTTGCCTTTTGGTTGTCCTAGTCTTTTCTTTTCAGCGATCTTTGCAGCTTTTTCTTTAGCTGACATCTCGCTTGCGGTCTTTGGGGTTTTACTTGATATTCTTTTCTTTGGCCTGCAATATGGCGTACCACGGCTTTCGCCCTCGCTTCGGCCGCATGGCTTACCGGTTCTTACATCAATCCATTCTTCTTTAAACCAACGTTTAAGTGATGCTCCTTTTTTAGTCTTACGTACTTTGGGGAACGCGGACTTGCTTTGCTCGTATGCCATTATCCTAATTTACCTCCTCGTTTTCTACATTTAGCTATATAACCAGAAGCGTAAGCGGACGGGAATACATCATACTTTGCTTTTGCTTTGCGGTAGCATGCGTCTTTTTTCTTTGCCACAGCTTTAACACTACTTCTTAAACCTTCTTTATCATGCAACTCATAAGTAGTTATATTGCCGTTTGGTTCACGATATGAAGCAGAGTCTTTAGGCCCTTTCATATTATTTATTATATAACTATTGGATTCGTTGCCATCGTGTAAATGAGTAGCAGCGTTTTTTGCTTTAAGAGAATTCATGTGTTTATTAAGATTGCGGTTCCCACTTGTGCTGCTTATGATGGTGTCATTAGTTTGATTAAACTGCGGAAACTTATCAACTGATCTTTGGTAAGGGTCTTGTTCATACTGTCTTAATCTTTCTTTAGCTTGTTTTTTATTTTTTGGGTCCTGTTGAGGTGTATACACCTGCTTAGCAATAGCAATAGGCCCACCGCTACCATCAGCATTTTGCGTTACCTCTTGGTTAACAGGTTTTTTTGTGCCTTGCGTTATGTTTTGTATTCTAATGTTAAATGGTTCCATATTAATTTGATCTTAGTATTGAATCTCTTACTCTTTTGTTTCGCTTTCTTGTAGCCGCTGCTTTTTTTGCTGCAGCAGATCGCTTTGCTTTTTCTTTTAATAAGTACTCTCGTTTTTCATCAGGAGTCATCGCAGCTAGTTTATCAAACTTCTTTTGCGTTGCAACAAGTTTATTATATTCTCTTTTTTTCTTTGAAGCATCTTTTTTCTCTTCCTGTATAGCTAGTTTAAGAAAATCGTGATATTCATTCTTAGCGCTAACATCCCATGTCCTCCAGCCTAAGGACAAAGCTATTCTTTGATATGCAGTGTTTCTATCATCAACCGCCTCCGCTAAAGCATTAATTTCAGATACAACCCTGTCTAATGGTAGGTTAAGAAATGCTGAAGATAGACCGCCTATTATTTGATATGATGGGCTTAAATTTAAGTTACCTTGCTTGTCTAAAACTTCTAAACCTCTTTTTTCTATAATACCCCTGTCAAATTTATTTGTTTGTATTGCCCCATACACTTTTCTAAGCTTAGAACCTATAGGTGGCGATATGTTTGCAAGCTCCAACAATGTATAAGTATGATCAGCGGTAAACCCTCTCTCTTCTTCTTTTTCGTAGCGCATGTATGCGTTTTTAATCGTAGATGCTATTGCACCATACAAACCAGAGCCTCGCAATATAGAATCAAGCATTCCATTCAGTATTTTTAACTCTTTTTTATCTAGCTTTTTATCAACATCTTCTTCATCTTCTTCATCACTAAAACCGGGTATCATAGCGAATAAAGCTTGTTGCAATGAGTTAAATATTAAGTTTTGTATAAAACCATAATAAGCAATCTTACTAACATTAGTTTTAAAGTCGCCACGGCCGTTTATAAGATCCTGGCCGGCTTTTTTCATTAATCTAGTGTATTGCATCGGCGTATTTTGGAAAGCCAATACAAGGCGCCCTAAATGGCTGGACTGCTGAGCGGATATTAACATAGGGTCACCTGACTGCTGTGTCTCATCTGATATTTTACTAAAATCTTCGAACGCTGCAGCTTCGGCATCCGCTTTTGACATGCCTTGTTTTGTATATGTTTTAGTCCTGTTTATTAAAAACGTAGCACCTCCGGTCGCAATAGCCATACTATCTGCTATTTGTGTAGGGGTAAAACCTATTTTCAATAAATAAGAAACTATAGCACCTGCTTTGTTTTTACTATTCCTAGCTTGATTCGCAATTTCCTGTTCTTGCACGTCGGACTTTAAACCTCCACGTCTTTCTTTTAGTTTATCTGAATTGAATATTTTAGACCATGCCTCCCAATAAGCCGGCTGATTAGCAAAAGCAATGCCCGCTTTTAACGGATTGTTGTCGCTCCAGTTTACAAAGTTAGCAAATGATAACATCTGTAACACAGCGGATCTTCTGTTAAAAAACATTATAGTACCAACAGAATTGTTAACCCAGTTTAACCATTGTCTTTCGTATTTACCAGGCTGGCTAGGTCGGTTTACACCAGACTTCATTCTGCTTATAATATTATTTAAAGCTTCAACGTAACCAGTCCCATATACCGCTTCAAGTTTATTTAGCATAGCCTCGTCAAATACAGCGTCAACATTTTCAATAAACTCAGCAAGATATTCTTTTCTGCTAACTTTTTCGGATATTTCGTTTATATCTTGTAATATGCTACTCACATCCCAATACTCATTAGGCTTAACCCATTCGTCTTTTTTAGTTATTAATTGTAATCCATCGGCAAAAGCTTTTACATCAGCATCACCTTCGACAAATTTGTTTATAGCTTTTAAATCACGCTTAGATAAACCAGACACTTCAAACCCGGATTTATTATACAAATAAATTCTTATAGCTTGGTCATAAGTATATTCTAATCCTGGCACTTTCTTACCTAATTTTTTTCTAACTGTGGGGAACATTTTTCTAAGTGCCGCGTAATCATTTTTTAATGCTCTCTTGGCTCTTTCCATTGCTGCTACACCTGTTACATAAGGATTAACTAAATTATCTTCAAAAAACTTTTGATCTGCATCTCCTTGCTTTCCTTTGCCGGCTAAAACATAAGATGTTAAACCTCTAAAGTCTTCTGCTCCATATGGTAAAAAGAATTTAAATCTACCTTTATTAGCTCCTTTTCTTCGCGCAACCGCTTTTGAGTAATTAGCCTCGGCTTTTACATTTTTGTTGCGCTCAATCATTTTATTAAGACTTTTATTTAGACCTTTGCTAAATTTAATTTTAGCTTGTTGAACATCAGATTTTACATCAAATAAACTTAAAGTGTCTTGTACTGCTTTAACATTTTTAAAATGATCGTCTGCAAAATAAAAATCATTAAATCCTTCGTTAACTTTCCCAACCATCCACTCGGCTTTTGCTTCTGGCCTTCCGTCTGCGAGCCCTGTTATATTCTCTAGCTTTAAATCTAAACCTAAACCTTTAGCAAATTTTTGTATCGCTAAAGCTGATTCCTGCGGCCTTGCGGTAAGTATAAATATATTGTCATTACCAAACTTTTCCTGTCTTTTTAATGCTAAATCAAACAATGGACCTTTTCTGCCTTTAACCACTTTGTTAAACTCGCTAAAGTCAAAGGTAGCACCTTGGTTTTCTAAGTTAACCGATTCAGCTGCAAACTCAGCTGGTGTAATTTTTTTAGTTGGGCCAGGAACTTCTTTTAAAACTTCTTGCTTTTGTTCTTCTGAAAGATTATCAAATGATCTTTTAAAGCTAGGAAGGTCTTTAAATACAGTGCTATTAAATTTTCTTCTAGCAGCTATGTCCAATATCTCTTTGTCTTGAACTGGCATTTTAACTATTACCATGCTTTTAGATATCGCCACGGTATCGTCAAAGTCTAACACAGTTATACCTTTAGGATTTATACCGTAGTTTAAGCCTTTTGAAAGCTTGAAAGCGTTTTCATATGCTATACTCGCTTCTACTACAGCTGGCGCGTCTGTTTTAACCGTTAATGGATCAGACGTGGAATTAAAATAGTCTGCATAATTTTGACCAATAATTTCTCCATTCTCTAAAGATTCCAAAGCATATTGTACTTTTCCTCTCGTTAGTATATTATAATAGCGACTGTACCATGGCGTTTGCCCAGCAACATAACCTGCAACTGCTATAGGTCCTAAACCTTGATCACCAATAACCTTATCCATTGTCTTAGGTATTAGTGCGACCTTATAATCGTTTTTAAGCGCTTGTAGGCTTATAGACTTATCATCCTTCACGATAGACTTGTACATGTCAAAAAGAACCCGTCTAGCAGGTAAAGCATGCTCGTATCTATAATCATCTTTATCTAATGAATTAAAACCCGCTGTTCTATATAATACAGGAGCAGCTACTCTTAAAGCTGTATTAGTTCCGCTATTCATTGCCGCTAAAACCATAGCTTGTATGTCGGGGTTTTCATTTTTAATACCCCTAACGACAGCTGTAGTAAATTCCCAAGCAGCTGTTGCATTTTTAATATCTTTATCTGTATTAAAGTTTGCTTCAAGCATGCCTTTAGTAACGCTGCCTGTTGCTGTAAACTTTTTCTTTATAACTTTACCGTTTTTTAAAACAATGTCACCGTTTTTCTGTATACTTTCAAGCTGCGGGAACATCCTTTTTAAAGCCGGAAGCCATTGAGCCTCACCTCCGTAAAAATCAGCTCTAAAACTTTCATTAGCGTCTTTAAAGTTACGCATTCCAACTTTGCCAGAGTTAGCAAAAGTACCGCTAAAGAAAGCCACAACAGTCTCTATAGGTAACTCGCTTAACGCATTTTCAATAGCCTCCTGGGCTATATAAACGTTCGTGCCTGTGTTCCATAAATTTTTAATAGAATCGCTAGCACCTGTATATAATTGTATAGAAGCATTGCCATCTACATCTTGCGCAACTTGCTCTACATAATCTGTTAGTTCTTGTTCACTTACATTAACATACTTTTTAGGGAATGATTTATTTAACGGTTTTAATAAGTTAAAAAATTGCTTAGATATACCGTCATATTGTTTTTTAGTAAATTTATCGCCATATGTGTTTTGCAGAACTTTTTTAATTGCAGTTGGCGTTTTACCAAAATCATTGTCCATGCCTACTATAAGTTCTTTTAGTTTTGGCAATCCATCTCTAAAAGTTTCATTTTCTGCAGGTGTTAATGTAGCTAATCCTTTACTAAATTTTATATTACCTCGTTCTGTATCTTTTTGTACTTCTTGAACAAAGTTATCTGCAAGTTCAGCGCCTAATGCTGCTTGATTATTTACAAATGCTTTTCTTAATTCACTGTCTGGCTTTTGTAATTCACTATTAAATAAATCAAACGCAAGCTCTTCGGCTAATGCCTTCGATAAAGATTCTTTACGACCACGAATAACAGCTCCGTCTTTAAACATGTAAGACAAAAATTGCTCGTCAGTAACTTTATCTGCAATATTAGGTAATCTTCTAACTATATCAGCGCCTGATGTTCTACCCGCTTTATCTGTATCAACCGTTTCTCTGTCAATCTTTTTGCCCTGCCAGTCAGATGTAAACTTACCATTAACTTGTTTTTGAACAGCAAATGGCATAGCGCCCATCAACCAAGTGGTTGTCATGTTTTCTAATATAGGTTTTTTAAATCTAAGATAATTTTTTCTTAGTATGCCATCTTTCTTTGAGCCTAACCTTTTCTTAAATTCAATATCAGCCTGCTTACCCATTTCTTTTTTAATCTCAGCTACCAAAGGAGTAACTGTTTTGTTTATAGAAATGTCGGCGCCTAGTTTTGATTTTAGCACTCTTATTGTACTAAGCAATTTTTTTTGTACTGATTCTAAAGCGTCAGCGGGTAATACTTTGCTTTGTAATAAGTTTCTAAATTTAGGCTTTTCTTTTTTTGCTGTTTGTACATCATCGACTACAACTTCAGAAGCTTTTTCTAAACCAGTAAGCTCTTGTTTTGTTACAACATCAAGATAATCTGGATTTGCTCTTAAAGCATCTAGTATACGCTTAGCGATACGGCCGTTTATAAAGCCATATAAGCTGCCCCTACCGTCCCATTTAGTATTTTCTTGTGCTTCATATACTCTTGCAATTACGTCAGCTTGTAGCTCTTCTCTTACGTTTGGATCTAAATTAAGTCTATTACGTATTTGTGCATCTACCATGCCAAATAATTCATTAGCTATAATGTTTTGACTGGCGCGTGAGGGTAATTGTTCTAATGGTATTGATTCAAGTCTTTGTCTTACCTTCTCTACAGCCTTTGATGATTTAATTTTATCACCCTCTTTTTCTTCCCCTTCAGGTAATTGGTATACTAATGCTCTATTTTGCCAGTTAGCAACAAACGCATACACATCGCTCGGTGAATTAATTTTAAAGAAATGAGAATAGTCGCCATTTACTTTTTTAAGTATACTGTTTACAAATGTTTTTGCCCCATATATATTACCAAAACTACTTTTAGGCAAAACGCCTATTGCTGTAAAGTCTGAAACTAATTGCAATAACTCGTCAGCGTCTATTCCTTTAACATCTACATCTTTGTATAGGGCAATTCTAGCATTAAAATTATCAAAAGCTTCTTTAGATATGCTTCCTTTATTAAACCTAGACCTAACATCATTTATAATACTACTAACCATATCGTTAGAAGCGCTAACAATTTTGTTGTCTTTTATTATACCCTGCTGTTTAACTTGCCAGTGGCCCAACTCATGCAAAGGAGAAGCCGAAGCAACCTCACCGTCAATACCCGGTTGTTGCATATTTCTTGCGGCGATTTCATTAAAAATTAATATATCATTGTTAACCTGAGCTGCGCTGTTATTACCTTCGTTCATAGCCGTATAGCTATATTTTTTGCCATCAAGTTTGTTTTCTTTTAAGTAAGCGTTAAACTGCTCCTCGTTATTTATATCTATGACATTAACACCTTTAGTTTCTTTAGCGATTTCTTTAAACATGTTAAACCTGCGAAAGTTAACCTCCGTGACAAGTGGGTTTGGTGTGTTTTTTGCTAACTTTTCTATTTCAGCTTCTGATCTACCTAATATTGATTGGCTTTCATTATATAAAACTTGAGACGCATTTTTTAATCGCTCGAATTCTCTACGATCTCTTGCATCAAAACTAGCTAAATCTAATTGGGAAGCTTGGTATTTTAATTTTCTAATGCTTGCAGCATTCTCAAAGACTCTATTTATTTCACTGCCAGTAAGACCTTTTAAATTTAAAGGTATTGCTGTATTTAAATCTGCAGCATCACTTATTAGATTGTCTCTTTCTTGTTTTAAATTTCTAGCTTCCTTTGTTCTGCCGTCTAATGTGTTTAGCTTATTTGATACATCTATTAATTTATCGCGTATTTCATTTTCTTGTCTAGCTTGCTTTCTAGTTTTAACTTCATTGTTTAATGCAGTCATAACGTTTTGGCTTGCACCCGCTCCACCAATAGCTAAAGATGTTACATACGTATTTCTAAAAAATTCGCCATCTAAACCATCAATTAAACTTTTAGGATTTTCCGGTTGAAAAATTAAGTTATCACTTAAATTTTGCGCAATTAATGTCGCACCTTCTTCAATAAATTCTATACCTGGGCCTATAGCCCCAACAGCAGTAACGTTACCTAAGCCTTTACTTATATTAGTGCCTAAGGTTTCACCGAATTGTTTTCTTAACGTGTTACCGCCTATGGCTCTTGAATATTTTTGAAAGTTTTTAACAAAACCTAAAGATCCTAGTCTTTCAGCTAAAGCGGCAGTTCCACCATAAATTGTACTGTTAAACCCTTTTTGAAAAGCGTTTAAGCTTAATATGTTTTCTTGATATTCTTTATCTGCCTCTAATTTATTTATTTCGTTTAGGGGTGTACCGTTAGCTTTTGCTTCTTCTATTTGTTTATTTAAAGCAGCGATCATTTTTGGCGCTTCTCTTTGCTGAATCTCTAAATTAGATAACTGCCCACCAGCTTCCATAGTAAAGAATATACCCATTGAAGCATTGGATGCTTGTCTTATAGCGGCAAGCCTAGCAGCGCCGGTTAGCCCCGCACCTGCACCCATTGTTGCAGCAGCCACAGCTATTGAAGGGGAGTTCCTGATGAGCATGTCCCCAAAATACTGCGCTGCACTTGAGTCATCATCGCTTGTTAAAGCTTGTGGTAAATATTTTTGAGCCTCACTTTGCAGTCTTTGATTATAATTAGTTGCAGCTTCATAAGTTATACCACCATCAAAAGGAGAAATTATAGCACCCCCTAATTGGGCTGCTGAACCTAAAAAAGCGCTTTCCCATGTGTTCGCTAGCAAATCCGATGTTTGGTAAGACTTAACTAAAGCGGCGTCAGCCACATTTGTCGTGCTATACACATTTAAATCATTGGTAAGTTTATCAGCTCGGGCTTGAAGTATTAATTGATCAGCTTGTAATTCGTTCATTAATACCCTTTGGCGATCAAATAAGCTATCTCTAAAAGCAACCTCCTCAGGATTGTTAAAATTATCTTGTTCTACATTGTAGTTTCTAATTTCATCCTGTACATTATTTAACTCTGTTGCTTGAGTATCAAATATTTTTACTGCACTTTCAATCTCACCCGCTTCTTTTGCTATTCTTTTTTCTTCTCCCTCTTGTACTTTATTAAGGGTAAGCTCTCTGTTAAATGGGGTATATGTTCTACCCTGAAGTTTTTCAGTTCTAACTAATGGCCTTCCGAATTTAGCTTCAAAATCTCTAGCATCTCTAAGCGCTCTTTCTTTTTCATTTAATAAAGCAGTATTTTTCTTTGTAACAACTTCATCAGTTCCAGTAAATTGCTCTAATAAATCCTGTCTTTTTTGTTCTTCATCAGTAACATAAAATCCGCCTATGTCTCTTGTGTAATTTTCAGCAGCCTTACTTCTTTTACTAGCTACAACAGAGTCTATAGTCTTGTCGTTTTTGTTATCTTGAATTAATTCTAAACTAATATACTGGTTTACGTTTTCTTTTGTAAGATTTTCACCGTTTGCTTCAGCTAATTCTTTGGCGGTTATATACTGTTTGTATTTTACAGGGCCTAAATGGTTTTTTAAATCAGTATCATAATCATTTTTATATTCTGAAAATCCACTTTTTCTTTCCTTACCTTGCCACATTTGGGGCGATCCGTCGGAGTTTCTTAATGTAGGAAAAAATTGAGGTCTATTCATACCAGTTATTTGACCATCGTCGTTTAATCCAGTAAAATAATCCCCTGCGATCTCTTCATAATTTGCTTCAGGTGTTTCAGCTTCAATAACTGCAGTAAGCTCTGTGCTGTCTTTTTTAGCTTGTTTTACTTCGTCTGATAACTCTGCTTTAACAACAACCTCGTCAAGCATCGCGCCCTCGTCAAAGTTTGTCGTTTGGATTTTAGTATTTGGAAAAGTTTTTGCAACATAAACATCAAATTCCGCAGGGTATCTACCTTTGTCCTCTAAGTCTGCATAGAAATTATTATATTCGGATTCAGACATTGAAGCGTCTTTACCGTTACGTTTATAATTAATATATCTTTCAGGTGGTTGATTTGATTCCAATAAACCATTTTCCGAATTGGAGACCGTATTGTTTTTCGACCCTACATTTGTCTCCGCACTTGCAGGGTCTTGTTGAAAAGTATTTTCTTCTATTTTGTATTGTTCTAAATCGCCATAAGCGTTTTGAAAAACACCGATGTTAGAATCATTAATTTCATACTCAACGCCGTCTATTTTTATTTTGAACATATTTATTTAATTTTATTATGGACAATCGTATTGTTTGTTTTTAACACGTGCTATTGCGGTAGTTTCATCAATTTTGCATTGGGCCATCATCCCCTGAACAAGTTGCATGTTTATTTCCTCTTTAGGCGGAGTGGTGGTAGTTGTAGTAGTTTCGTCACCGCCTCCTGCTGGGGTTAACTTGCTTACATCACCTTCATAAACATTACCAAAATCATCTTCAATTATTTTTTGATTATTAGATAATGTGGTTATCTTATATACGGTACCATTTGGGCCTTTGTAGGCATTTTCTTTAACTCTTGCAATTCTAGGTTGATAACCGCCATCTGTTGTTTGTTTTTTAGCTTTACCTTCCGCCGCCGCACTACGCGCTGCCTCACTAGATCTTTGGACAAACGCCTCTGTAACTTCTTCAAGCTTAGCTGGATCATCCAGCAATGGCATAAGATCTTGGTATTCGCCAAAGCTACTTAATTCATCAGCAATAATAGACTTCATTCCGTCTGGATTAGAAGACATCATTGCTCTAATTCTATCTTCAAAAACCTTTTGTTTAGTTGAATCGTATGTACCAGAGTTATAAATAGGTGTAAACAAATCATTATATTGCATTGCTGTTTTGTAGTCTTTTTTAAACGGCATCTTAATATCTTTATAAGCCATATTAGTACCATCTTGCCCTTGAAAGAACAAATTCCCACCTGTGCCTATTGTAAAAGGTGTTTCACCTGTAAATATGTTTGCCGCATTGTCTGACTGTAAACTATTATTACCAGCAGACTGATCTTTAAAGGAGTCCATGTAATTTCCTTTAGACTCTTGATAGCCATCAAGCTGCCCCTTCAAATTACCGAGGCTGTTTTTAACGCCATTCATAATATCAAGCTGCTCCATGTACTCAGGCGTGCCGGGTTTAAAGTTTACTATAGCGCTTGCTGCTTGTGCATATTCGTCTTTAACACCCATTAAATATTGATTAACCGCTTTTTGATCAGTTTCAGTTAACGCTGTAACATCAATATTAGAGTTTAAAGCAGAAATATAACTCTCTACTTTATTATTTCTTTGTTGCTCTCTCGCTTGTCTTTCTTTAGCGGCTTGTTGTAGGCGTTGCATAGGTGCGTCAAAAGCTTGCATAAGCGGTTGAAACCCGCCAGCCTGCCTCATTGCTCCCTCGCCTCTAACTAAACTTAAGTCAGCGCCGTAATTTCTTTGTGCTTTTTTTGCCATAATATTTTATTTATCCGCCTAAGATTCCCGCGACTCCTTCTCCAAAAGCTCCGGCCGCTCCAGCTTCTACACCAGCTCCGAGCAAACCACCAACACCGCCCATAATAGATTGAGTAGCGGCTGCTCTTGCTTGTTTAGCGGCACCTAATCTTTGTTGTGCCATTCCAAGTTGTGTGCTAGTTTTACTATATTCTAATGATCTTGCTTGTTCAGCTCCTTGCGCTTCTTGAGATTGTAATTGCCCCGCCATTTGTGCCTTAGCCATTTGGTTAGATCTTTCTTGCTGCCCTATACTTGCCGCTGCTTGTGCCGCTCCTTGCGTTTGTTGGTTAGCCATCGCTTGCGCCAACGCGGCTATACCAGACCCACCAGCTGCTCCGGACATCTGATCCATAATATTAGCTTGCCCCTGTTGCTGCGCTTGCAACTGGAACTCCGCTGCTCTTTGGTCGACAGTTAAGTCTTCCATAGTATTTTCTAAGTTAGCGTATAGGTTAGATGTGTCAAGTTCTTGGTATTGAGTTTTGAACATATCGTACTCTTCTTGAGCCGCTGCTTCTTCTCTTTTTCTTTTTCCACTACCTATAATACCACCCGCTATTCCGGTTAAGCCCTTTACGGCGCCCATTGCTGCTGCTACTGGTATCATAATTTTATTGTTTTATAATTTATTATTACGTGTTATTTACTGCTCTCAAATATCTCTGAGCCCACAGAAAACAACTCTGATTTGTTTAATGAATCGTTTCTAAGTTCAACCTCCGCGAAATATCCTAATATGCCGCTTGTATTAACTTTATTATCTTTAGTAAATAATATAAACGACGTAGACGTTGGTCTAACTGTTTGTGAAGCTATGTTACATACAATTGTATTTGTGCCGTAGTCTATTGACACAACATCACCTATTTTTACAACGGTTACACCCATTGGATCGTTCGTGTAATATAGTATATCTCCAATTTGTACAGATACTTGTATGGGACTGCTAAATGCTAATGTTATTTGATCCATATTATGGGCATGTTATCGTTGGGTTAAGGGCAGGTGGATTTCCATCACCTGATATTAATGAAGCTGGTGGCATTAGTCGAGCACATTGCCCTGTAACAACCCCTCCCGCGGGCACTGTTTCTTGTGTAATTGCGCCAGTGTCACAATCAGCATATTCATATACGGAGTCTACAGTTCCTTGTGAATTGTCAAAATCAAGCGCAGCACATACGTACGTTTTAGTAATGTAAGTATCAATATCATTTGTAAGTGCGTAACTCATATTCTGTACGCCTGTAAATGGCGAAGTAATATCAACCCTAAGTGTTAAATCAGAACTTCCTAAATTTAGTAGCTTTGCTCCTTGAGTTATTGTAAAATTACCATCGGCTTCTGTTTTTGTAAAATCAGAATCAACTAAAGAATTAGTATCTGTCCATGCTATAGTGAAGTCCGCTAAAGGTGAAATAGTAATATCATGGGTCAGACTGCCGCTTTGTGTAAAGCTATAACTAGCGTCTAAAGCCAATGGTGTAGGATTAGTAACTGAAAGATCAGTATCACCAGAGGTTATTGTTCCACTTAATTGAATAGAAGTAATAACTCTTCTTTGGAAAACTATTGGATTAGGCTGACTAAAATCAGGACTTAAATCCGTCCCAGGAACAACAAATGTTAAATTGTGTGTTGTGGTTGATGTTACCGTTGGGAATGTTATAGGTACAAGCTCTTGGCCAGAAGGCAATACACCTGTAATGGCATTTGTGCCGTTAGAAAAAGTAGCGCCGTTATCTATTGTTAAAGAATAGTCTGCCCCTTGAACACCTGTTATAGCTAGATTTCTAACCGTCTGTGCGGCTGGAACTGTTGTATTTATTGAATATCCAGTTACATATTCTAAAATAACGGGTATTTCTATTGCGTGTGCATATACGTCTATTTCATCGCCGCTATGATTTACAAAAGGATATGTGTAGTCTGCATTAACTCTTATAGCGGTTAACCTGTTATCCGAATCAAGTACAGAGCCTGTTGTATATAAGTTGTAGTCAGTTGGATCGCCAGTTCTAAGAGATATGGTTGGCGTAGATTGAAAATAGTAACCCGTATCGGCTTGTATAAGCTGTGATAATATTTCTTCCGTACTTTCCGCCGGCCCTGAATTTGTATAAGGTAAGTTTTGGGGCAATGGCGTAGCGTTTGCTGTATCATAAAATACAGTACCTGCAATAGTTACACCAAGCTCTTGAGCTGCTCCACGCATACATACTTTTATATCAAGATTATTACTAGGCATAGTTGCTGTCGATACAAAAACAACTGTCAGCATAACGTTTTCACCGTCTTGTGTAAAATAAGAGCTAGGTACATCTACCTCTGGGTTTGACGAAACAACCGTAAAATTACTTGCCTCAATCTCGTAACCCTGATTAGGTGTTATTGTTAATACAGCTTGAGGAGCAACACTGCTTATCAAATCGCCGCCTGGTATTATGAATTCTTCTGATGTTACCGTAAAATTATCTATTGCTACTATATTACTCATTATGGTATTGGATTTACGGGTTGACCTGTATATATGTCAATTGTTATTAAAGTTCCGGTTGTAAATGCCGTACAAAGTATTTGTTGTGCGTTGCCGTCAAATACATTAAACCAAAGAGCGGTGCTGTGGCAATTAGCGGTTGTAGTACCAGTATTAAATGTACCACATTCCATAAAAAACGTAATCTGACCATTGCTTGAGTTTTGCGCTAATGTCTGGGCATCCGCTTCACTTATTTTGAAAGCACTATATCTATCGCTCGTGCTTCTAACCTGCCCTTGTGGCGTATAGTATTTTTCATTTCCACTTGGCGCACCTAAATCGGGTGTTGGGTTGCCATCACTATCAACATAGTTTGAGCCACCGCCGCCTGTGTTAGAAATATGAACTCTACCAATTTCTACAGCGTTACCAGAATCCGCTGCTGCAAATATATTAAATGTACCCCTGCTGCAACTATGACCACCTGAAGCTGGAGATGCGCATACCGTTGTTTGTACCCCAGTGCTAGGGTCAACCCATACCCCTTGTGGTTCGTTAGTAGAAACATACCTACCTATTATGTCTAAGTTAGTTAGTAAATTAGCTAAACCTTCTACGGTTACATTTTGTGTAGCTGTATTAGGCGGATTATCCGGATCGCTTACAACCAAATCAAAAGAGTATGGTTGGGCATCTGGGACTGTGCCTGTTACAACGGCGGTCCCGTCTCCGTTATCAGTAAGTGTCAACCAGCTTGGTATATTACTTGAAGTTATAGTTAACTCCGCCCCAGTATGATCTGCGTCAGCTACTCCGACATTATAAATATACGTATCACCTATAGCATACGCTGTAGTTGGTGGAGTTGTTGTAAAGTAAGGAATATCTGCGACTGGATCAACCGCAATTGTAACTGTACCAACATTGCTTACAAGTTGTGATCCATTAAAGGTATCAGTTGCCGTAAAGTTAAATGCCCCAGCGTCACCGTTAAAGTTTGCGTTTGGAGTAAAAGTAACAATGCTGCCATTTATAGTTAATGCCCCATTATTTGTGTTATCCGATGTAATATCATATGTAATAACCCCTGCTGGTATATTATTGTCTGTAGTTAAATTAGCAAGGTCAATTGTCGGACAAGTAGTACAATCTTCTATAGAGGTTAAACTTCCATTCATAACATAAGGCGCAACTCTTGCCACAAAACAAGACGGGTCAACTTCCACATGTAAAACAAATGAACTTTGAGTATCCCCTGATATTTCCGCACGTCCAATACCTTGCATTGAAAACTCTGCGGCATCTAAATTGTTATCTAAATTAGTACTAAATTGCGTGCCAATACCTTTTATGTAATTAAAGTATTTGCCTTCTTTATCCAAAAACTCTTTAACGCTACCTTCTTGAAGATTTGTTTGTATTAAACTTGTATACCAACCAGGCGTAAACACCTCGTTTGTTGGATTATAATTTGGATTAGCTTGTAATTCAGCTAAATTAAATGTTTGCTCCTCTGGCTTTCCTTCTACCTGGTATCTATACTCCCTAGATTCTGTACCTGAATAATTTAATGTTTTATATTTTTTAACAATATTTGGCTGGTCATTTATTAGAAATCTAATCGAGCTGTCATATTGAACACCATAAAAATTATTTCTTGTAGCGCTTGTTGCCCCGTGCTCCCAAATCTTACCATTTTTAATACTGTAATATTTGTTATTTAAGGATATAGCACCTTCAGGTATAAAATCTTTACGAGAAGTCCAGCCTTTAACGTCTTCTTTAAAGGAAACAGTAGTTCCAGTTTGAGTTAATGACGGGTTAAAATAATTAAGTTTAAGCTTATCTTTCCATTCATCTGTAAGATTATTAAGCGTAAGGTTATAAACGTCCTTATCGTCGTCGTATGAGCCTAATAACACGCTTGATGAGTGTAAGTTATCAGCAAAGAAATCACGCATATTAGCGGATGAAATTTCTTCTAACCCATTTCGTGATAATCTTAAAATAACACCTCTGTTTTTATCAGTAAAGTATGCTCTAAAACCATAAGTAGCAAAGCTCTCTGGGTTTTTAGATATACCATATTCACCAAGGAAAGGTATTGATTGCCCCAACACGGCTGTATTACCTACAATGTTTGTGTTACCATCAGCATTAAATAGCGCATCTTTATTTGCTAATACCTTAAGAACTTTATCTTCACAGAAAGCAATTAAGTCAGTATCTCTTGAGTGCAGCTTTTGAACACTTGTATAATACGGGTTTAAATCTTTAGTTATTGGTTCTGCAGCTATAAACTGGTTTAACCTATTAATACCAGAAGTAGAATTAAATATTTGTGAGAATATTAAACCTGTGGCTTTTGTTTCTTCGCCATACGCCTCGTCTAAAACAGTTGAAACAACAGGACCCTTGTCTATACGGGTTGCATTGAAATCATCACGTATACGATCAGATTCTACGCCTTGCCCAAAAGAATAGCAATTAAACCAATCTAGTTTTTGTAATGGTTGGTGAGCAGCCATAGTGCTACCGGCATTTTGTATTTCATATATATCGCTAGCTGAATAATATAAGTCTAAATCAACAGCTTCCTTTGGGTAAGTTTCAAATATAGCAGGATTATTAGATGTGTATGTATCCGCATCTACCGCATATAGTCTTAAAAATTCTACACCTGTTCTTGTCGGGTTTGCCTGTCCAGTATTAATAGGTGGTAAACCTACAGACGTAGCTATAGGCTTATCTATTTTTATATTCCATCTTACAACTCGTCGGCTACCATATTTACCAGAACCATGTCTACCAGTTCTTCTACTAGCAACACAGTACGCCGAGCGATAGCTCATTGTTATATTGTAAGTATGAGAATCAAGCTCTTTATCTGGATCGTCTGTAATTCTAAATATACTACCTGCTGTGTCTAACGCTTTAGCAAAACCTATATGATGGCCAGCGCTTGGTTGATTAGTTGGCCAATTCCACCAAATACCTTTTCTATTGTAGAAAGCTTTAGATTGTTTCCAGGGATTACCAAATCCGTGAAATGATATGGTTAAATTTCTAGATCCTACATCTATACCTAATCCTTGATATGGTCGATCGTCTTGATTACCACGCTGATATTTAACATCAGGAGACGCTCTTCTTCTTACATCTAATGGAGATGATTTATCCCAAAACCATCCTTTACTATTATCCGGGGCTGTATCTCTCCAGAAACTACTCTTACCGCCTTTTTGTATATAGGCTACTTCTTTTTGGTATTCTATAGTTAACTGCGCGTCTTCAGCTTTTTTAATTATACGTTGTTCTAAAGCGTTGTCTTTGTATATTTTTACAAAAAATCTACCTTGATATTCAGGTTTATTTTCAGATCTAGATTGATATATTGCTATGTCTAAGGGTATACCTGTTTGTCCTTCTGGTATAAAGTCTAAGCTTTCATCAGTAGGGAATCTAAGTTGAATTCTATATATATTACCTTGTTTTTTTATCCATTCTATTTCAAAATAATCAGATATATTTGAACCAGAAAGTATTCTACAAGAAAGATTGTTCTCTTTGTTTAAATCAGCTAATCCACCACCGGATCCCGTACCGTCTTCTTTACCGTCAAAATCATCTTCGGGTATTTCAAAAAACCCTTTGTTAACTTGAGGGTATCCCGATCCCGTAAACTCTGTAGTTTGCCTACCAGCTTGGTGTCTTCTTATTTTAACAGCATCTGGCGCTTCGTTTGATATAGCTAATATCTTATATCTAGCGGTTTCTTCAATAAACGAATTGTTGTCATGCTCTTTTTTAAGCTCCAAAAACGTTTCTTCGTCGACTTTATTCCTGTCGGCAGACGGAAAAGACAACCATACACTACCATCTTCTGGCAGATAAAATCTATCTAATGCTAAGTTATAATACTCGTTAGATGTTTCTTTTACATAAAACTTGTAATGTGTTGCCCACTTTGGCGGGTTTGAAAGCATACCTATCTCTATAGTATTGTATAGGTCTGCAAATTCTTTCGCTAATGATCTACCACCGCTATCATTTGTAAATACCGGCGTTTGCCTACCGTATTGGTCTAAATATACCACACCCATTTGATATGTGCGCATAGACTTTAAAGATGGCACCGGCGTAGAGCCGTCGGGATCTGATGATATATTTATAAATTGCCCTGGGTTATCCGGGTCTTCAATGATATCTTCATTTTTTGTAGGATCATGCACAATACTAAACTCAAAGTTTGGTATAACCTCACTGTCAGCGAAGTCAACCATGTCAAAGTTTTGTGTGTAGTTACCGTATATAATTCTATTTCCAGTAATTTCTTGAGCCAACGCTTTTTTAGGAACGTTATCATAAGGTCTTAGTAATTGGTTAGACGGCAATAAAGAAGATATAAGCTCTGTCTCTATTTTAATTCTACCGCTATAACCTGTTGCCCCGCCTTCTTGATAGCTTGTATCATTCCATTGATTATATGATTGGCCAGGTAAATTTGGCGCAGTTTTTTCTATAGTGTCAACACGATACACATTGGTACTGTTTGATTCTTTGTAAAGTATATCTATAGCTATTACATCATCAGGAATGTTAGGCGTAATAAAATCCCTTACTTCTAAGACTCGTATGTTATTAGTCATTGCCAAGTTATAACCATCAACACCTGTATACTCAAACTCATCACCTGGTATAAATGCTATCTCTGTAAAAGGAGAAAATGTGGAAAATTGGTTATCATCGTACTTATAACGATATGCGAAGCGAGGAAATTTAAACTCAAATAATGGATCGTCTTGTTCCAGTTCTACATCAAACCCTTGTGGCCCCGCGGGTAGATCCTCACCTACGCTTTGTAATTCACATATAGCCTGCGCTTCTGAAACAACTTGTGTAACTTTTACTCTAGCTTGGAATTCTCTTAAGAAATTATCGTCGGGATCTTGTATTGTTAATAATAAAAAGTCACCTGCTATATAGTCTACTGCGTTTGTCCAGTTTAAAGTTATAACAGTACCGAAGTCCATAGAGATCGTTTCATCAGGATCATCTTCTGGGTCGGTAGACAGTGTGTTAAACTCAAATGTAGTAGTTGTTTCTATCTCACCATCCCTAACAGTATTCTTTTTATATATAGTTGGTCGTAAAAGAGGTGATTTTTTTATAACAGTAATATCAGCTTCTATGAAGTTTCTGCCGAATATTTGTGTGTGTGTAGCAAAATCAGATGAACCCTCTTTAAATTTCTTTATTTCAATTTTTTTAGGCTCAGTTTGGTTATCTGTAAAAAATAAAAACCCTTCGAGTATGTTTACACCCGTAATTAAAAAGTTTTCATTAAACCCAAGTATACCGTTTTTATCAACTAAAATAGGGAATACAACATCTCTTATTTGGTCATATTCAACAATAGCATCTACGCTCTGTGATGTAATAAACCAATATATCTTTTCTGTGGTTGCATCTTTTACGGTACCTATACATTTAGCGTCAGCAGGTATATAAGCCAGTCCAGAGGCTGCCCATGTGGTATGCAGCGTAGTTATATCGTTTAAAGTACGATTGACCATCTGAACATTACCAACTAATGTCTGTAATGCACCGACGTCTGAGCCTTCGGATGTAGCTACCTCTAGGTTTAACGCATCCCTATACTCGCCATTTGGAACTAAACGCTCATCAAGGTCTTTATTCATTTTACCCTTGAGAAACGTATGAATCAATTCTGGCATATTCTAGTGTTTTATTTGCTTAGACTTACCTCGCATAACCTGCGTTAGTTCTTCTAGCTTAATATTTGATAACCTTAATTTAGCATTACGCTTTGATGCTCTTGCCTCTTTTTTATATCTTTGTACAATATACTCTGGTATTGCAGGGCGCGTTGAAACTATAGCGTAGGCTATATATTTATATAAAGCTTCTTCTGCAAACTTATGTATTTTGCTTTCTTCGTCAGTGGCTAACCCATCTGATATATATTTTATTGAAACTATTTGACTTACACAATTTGAACTAAAGTGCATAACACCTCTTATAGGGTCTATAAAGAATACCCCGTTACTTTGCGAATATTCTGGATCTAAACCGTATCTGCGGCCCGCAGATGTTCCGCGCATAAGGTCGGCATTGTTTATATTTTGAAAATCTGTGTCAGGTGTACTGCCCTGTCCTTCTGATCTTCTAAATCTTTTAAAAGTTTCTGATGGTGTTGCTGTTACTATTTCACGAGTCTGCTCGTCAAATATATACTCATATTCGTTATCTTGAACATAAGGCAAAGGATCGCCTGTTTTTCTTGCGGGGTATAATATTCTTTCTATACCAGATTCATCTGTCATTGCAACTTTTACATAGCCAACAAAGTCTTGAGGTAACGGCACATATAATGTGGGTCCAACCTCTACTTCAATCCATTTAGAAGATGGTAATATATCAAAACTCATTTCAGCTAATCCGCGTTGTGCGTGGAAAGCTACATCAGTTCTTTTAATTTTACTAACTAGTTTACCTTCGCCAACATAAGATATTATAAAGTTATTTATAATGTCTTTTAAAGAAACAGCCTGGTAATCACCGTAATTCTCATCGTAACTATTCCATATGCCATCTGGCCCTAAATAGTACTGCTCATTATTTTGATATAGTAAACCCATCTATTATGCTTTTTCTTGTTGTGTATTCTTAATTTCTTCACCTGCTGCTATTTGATACATTTGAATATCTTTAACAACTAACCCAGCCATCTCTAATACTTTTATTACAAGCTCAGTCTCTTCTGACGGATCCAGCTCAAAGTCTTGTGAGTATGTTGCGTCATACAGCGCTTCACCGTACACCATTTGATATCTCCATTCTACCTTAGCTGGCTTACGTATATAATTACACTTTACAGCAGAAGTTAATTCGGTATCGCCGTATACATTAATAGTATTGTTTTTAGAAACATATATAGGTCGAATATTTTTAGGCTTAGTTAATGGAGAGGAATTAATATATAAAAATTCATTACCATTTATACGCTCCGCTTCAATGTCTTCATTAAGAGTTTGCCTGTATATAGTAGGGTTGTTTTCCGGAAAGTTTGCTTCCTGAGTTGGCGACGGGTAAAGATCCCTAGTTGTTGTATTAGTAAATATAACAGTGCCAAGTCTGTACATATCCGTAGGAAACGGAAAGTAGCTATTTGTTTCGTCGTATGTTAAGCTATCTTGCGTTTCGAATATAGCTATTTTTTTATTTAATATATCGAGCATGTCGGAATACTCTGTGTCATTCCCTGGCGTTCTGCCAAACTGATTTATATCGTAAAAATATTGTTCAAATAAATCTAATTGTGCTTGATTTGCAAACAGGTTAAACTCCTGAGGCGTAACATACCCTCGTTGTTCTTTATTGAGTATGCCTAATACTCTTTGATAAACAGTATCTATACTTACGCTCATATTTTTTTATTTATAGTAATTAGGCCACCCATAAGATGGCCTGACCACTATGAGTGACTATTTAAGTCTTTTTTGAATTGTCTTATAGACTTCTACACCTTCGTCTGTTTTAAACCACGCTGCTAATGCAGAGTATGGATTTTCATCAAAAGGAACAGTCATAAGCTTTCTATCGCCGTCTCCATATGTAAATGTTCTTTGATCAGCTGATAGTTTAATCAAACCTGCTTCTACAGATTTAATACCAAAGTTTCTTAATTGTACGTTATCATCATTAGCTAACTCAACAAATAGCAATGGATTTCTTTTTGCAAATATTAATCCATCTCTTTTTAATTCGCTGCTTGATAACTGATTAACTGATGTACCAAACTGTACTCTTAATATAGCTTCCATTTGTTCAACGTCTAGTGTCTTAGCTAAGTTAAGCGCTGCAATTTCTGCTTCAATCCAATCTAGTTGACTTGCTGCTTGCTGTTGAGGCTTATACTCTTCCCACACTTCGTCTTTCATGGGGTGGTACAATGATAATAGCTTTTGTAAAACTTGATTTTCTTTTGGAACATTTAATGCCCCATTTCTGAAAACAATACGCCCTAACGTTGCCGTTCCTTTTTGTTCATCAACAAACGGAGTGGGTTGGTTTGTAGCGTATTTTAATTCACGTTGATATCCTTTATCAGCATCAAACCAAAGTAATGGTTTTCTTGCGCTGTGTTTGGATGGTATTGTGAATACTAATGGACGCTTATTATTTTTAAGCGTATATAATCTATCTTTAACTTCCCAAGATTGAATTACAACCTCGGCTTCTTTCTTTTTTGACATGATATAATATAATAAAAATGTTAATAAGAGTAATAACTACCCCCGTCAGTTCAACGAGGGTAATTACTACAGGTTTTCTAACTTGTTGCTTTCAACAATACGAAGTTGTTGGCAGCTTGAACACACAACGCTCTTTCAGATAAGAAGTGTACGTTCATTTCGTCAGCGTCAGAAGTATAGTTACCTCCTACTGATCCAGTCACCCAAGACTTCATTCTACGGTCATCAGCTTCAGAAGCTCTGTAGCGGATGTGTAGGAATGGTCGAGAGATGTTCTTTCCGAGTTGCTGATCGTAAACTGTAGAAGTTCCAGCAGGAACTAGTACACCTTCAACATCTGCAACTAATCCACGAGTTGTAGAATCGTTTAGATATTTCCAGTCAGTTTTGTAGAAATCGTAAGAACCTCTTCGGAATCCTGAGAATCCAAGGTTTAGCGCCATGTCTTCTGAATTGTCGAATACACCGTAAGATGTACCGCCAGCTCCGTAAGAATTTTGAGCAGCCAACATATTGTCAATCGCTAGTGAAGTACCACGATCTAAGAAAAGCATGTTTTCTTCGATTGATCCTTGCTTATCTAGCTCAGCTAAAATAGTATCAAAGTCCGCAAGACCTGCGCCACCAGCAGCGTTGAAGTCAGCATCAGTATAAACTAATCCTCTATCTTCAAGAGCAGCAAATAGACCTTCAGATCCTGTTACGTTAGTACCACCTCCAAAACCAGCAGCAGCAGTAATGTTTCTTACTGTGCCATCGATGTTTAAAGATTTTTCAGCTTCGACCATAGCCATTTCAAGTTGATCTTCGAAACGGATACGAGCTTCGTGCTCAGACTTTAAGTACCAAAGGTAACCAGAAGTTCCAGCCTCAGTAGTTACTTCTACCCAACCAATTTGAGCAACATCAGAACCATTTACATTATACTTATCTCTAAGAATAATTGGTTTGTTGTTGAAGGTTGTGAAAGAAGCGTCAATTGAGTTACCAGCATTTTCAGTTCCTTTAGCGTACTCAGAACCATAAACAAACACCTTAACGTCAGCACCAGTCATTGTAAGACCAGCAACCTCGCCGTAAGTGTCAACAGTTACAGTTTGTCCAACTACGTCTTGTACATATGCTTTTTGAGTAATGAAGCCTTTAGATACAACAAGTGTCATTCCTTTTCCAATCAAGTGACCAGCAGGGAATGTTAAAGTTGTAGTAGAAGCTACTTCAACGTCATCATAAGCAATGTGTAAACGTCCTTGTTCTGACCAAGTAATTACGTCAGAAGCCATAGGCATTTCAGCGCCTACCATACGTAAAAATCCAGCAATAGTACGATTTCCATATCGTTCTACTTCCTTCTCATATACCTCAGGCAAAAATTGTTGCGTGAAGTCTAAGTCCGCGACAGAAAGGTAGTTGTCTCCAAACAATCCCTTAATAGGTCGTGGGGTTAAATGTGCGAGAGCCGTTGGGCTCCCAGTAAAAGATCCAGCCATTTTATTAATTTTTTAATGGTTAATTATTTTCGTTTTTTAACTTTAAAACTACTCGTGCTTACTGCATCATTATTGACCGCGCGTATCGTCCAACCATTTTGTGTTGTTACTTTTTCGTGTCCCCGTCTCGGGTCCATATCAACATTCTTAGTTCTCGACATGCTATCCTTTACTGCATCGGCTTTGCCTTGCTCGTAAAAGTGGTTTGCGATTGCATCAGCATTCATAGCTGTAAATAGCGACTTATGATAACCCTTAGCGTCTGACATTTCATTTTTATCGTTCAAAAACTTTTTGACGAAATTATTAATGTCGCTTTGGGTTGTCTTTACGTCTTCAGTATTTTTAATTTTAAACCTATACTTCTTGTCTCCTACAGAATAGTCAAAACCTTTGAAATTCTGATTAAAAACGTTTTCGGTTTCAGTTAAAAATATTTTCTTTTGCGATTCAGCTACTTTAGTAACCTCTTCGTTTTCTTTATTATAGCGATTGAAAAATTCAACTGCTTTTTGCTGGTCCTGTGTTAAATTAGATCCAGCTTTAATATTTTCGTAATACTTAGATTTTAAACCTTCAAGATGCTTTTTAGCTTTAGCAGCTTCTTCTTTAAAGGCTATTTTAGCTTTTCTAATATCCTTGGGTTCATCTAACTCTTCGTCATATGAAAAGTCTTCCATAAGGATATCAATATCTTCTTTATCTAAATGAGGCTTTGTCGTTTCATAAAATTCACGAATTAATTGCCCTTGATTTAATTTAGAATAATCAGTATTTAATTTTACGTAATCATCAAGGCTACCCCCTGTTTCATTCATAAAGTCTACAACTTTTTGAATATTTTCCGGTAACTCAATGCCGGTTTCATTTGACTCAGCTACAGCTTCTTCAACAATTTCTTTCGCTTCTTTAACTGTAGGTGCAGGTTCGTCTTCTTCTGTTACTTCTTCAAGTACACTTACTTCTTCTTCGGCGTCTTGTATTTCTTCAACCACTTCTTCGCTGTCTGTCGCGTCTTCGGGTTGTCCGACAGCAGCATCGCTGTCATCTGAGCTTTGCTCTTGAACGGCATCTTCTTGTGGTTTATTTAAATCTGATAAGTTAACTTTTATTGTACCTTCTTCGTCCTGCGTTACAGGGCCTGTAGGTTTTTCCTCAACAACTTCTTTTTCAGCTGTTGTTTGATCTTGGGTATCTTCTTGTACCTCAAGAACTTCTTCTTGGTTTTCTGACATGATAAAATATTATATAATTATACATTACTATTATTACTTAGGTTCGAAGGTTCCTAAGTCAAACCCTCCGCCAATTATATCGTTTCCGCCGGATTCGAAGTTTTTTGGTGGTGTATTGTTTTTTCTTTGCTCAATTAATTCACTTTGTTGAGAAGCTTCCATTTTTGAACGATCATCTTTTCGATCTTCTTTTTGAGATTCTCTTTGTTTTAATATATCGGTTTCCATACCTTTTAGCTGTAGGTTATACTCAAACTCTTGCGCCATTAATTCTTTTTTGGCTGTTACCTCAGCTTGTAGCTTTTGTATGTCTAATTGACCTTTAAGTTGTTCTAGTTCTGCTTTCTGAGCAGTTAAAGCTTGATTCTTTTGAACCTCAGCTTGCGCAGCAACTTGTTGTGCTTGAGCGTTTGCTTGTGCCTGTGCTTGTATATTTTGTTGTTGCATCGCTTGGTCACGCTCTTGCTTTTTCTTACGTTTTATTTTAAGAAGCTGATTTGCTAGTTTTAAATTTTGCACTTCTCTAATATCGATTGCATCGTCTAAATCAATTAACCCCGCTGATAACGCGGTTTGTATATTATTCTCAAGCATTTGTTTTTCTTCTTCATCTGGCATAAGTGTTAAAAATATACCAAAATCGTATAGATGCAAATTGCTCATTTCCGAGAGGGTAGCTACATTGTGAGCCCCTATTTTTTGTATAAACGCTTCTCTAGCTGGAGAATATTCTATTATATCGGATACTCTTAATGATAAGCATTCAGCTAAATGAGCTGTTATATATAACCCAGCTTGCATTATATGTCTTGTTGCTGTGTTGCTATTAGCTGCTGCTATTTTTTGTATACCCACTAAAGCTTTGCTATCAGGCATACTGCCGTCTCTTGCTTCGTTTAACCCGGTTACGTCACGTATCATTTGCAAGTAATAGTTGTAGGTATTTATTAAAGCGCCTAGCTTATTACCACCACTACCACTTGTGATTTCTTGAATAGGTATTTTACCTGGATTCATGTCGCCGTCTTGCGTAAACGATCTACCAATTACAGAACCTGTTTGGAAAAACATATTTAATGCTTCCTGCGGATTGTAATTTGTTCCATTACCCAAATCTATTTCGGCTAACCCGTCGGCATCAAGATAAACACCATCTGGTACCATACGAGACATTACTTGCTGTAACTTTAAATGCGTTAATTGAATCATATCAGCAAAACCAGTAATACGGCTTACTAAAGATTCAATCTTACCTTTATACATTCTAGGCGCGTTAATACTATAATTTAAAAGTACTTTAGAACTATCACTTTTAGGACGCATCATATTTTTTGCTAGTTCCCATTGTAATAAATAATCAGTGCCTAATACTAACACCCCTTCGTATAATACTTCAATAGACCTAGATAATTTGCCAAACTGTTGTTCTAATACTTCAACAGGCGGGTCAAATGTGTCGTCGCGTAACAAAACTTTAGAAGCGCCAGTTGCGCTTTCTTTAATTTTGTAAACCTCATTCATGTATGTTTTATAATTAAAATACAATACTTGAACTGTGTTTGAATCCGATTCGTTATAATTAGATATTGTTCTATCGTAAAAGCCATTGTTTTGATAACCTGTCTCAGATATTCTTTTTAAATCTTCGTCAGTTAAATCAGGAAATTGCTTTTTAATTTCATTAATAGGTACGTTTCTAACCTCGCCACAATAATATATATCATCAAAATAAGGTGATTCTGTATATGACCATACTAAATTAGCAGGGTCAACATAATCAATAACAACGCCTTCTGATTTTGAAAATCTGTTTTTCACAGCGCCAATACCTATTGTTGTTAAATCATATACAACGCGCTTCTTAGTTAAATCGTAATTATTTCCTTCTAATAAAACGTTTATAGCTTGCTCCTCCGCTATCTCCACAGCTTGCTTATAATTAAGCTGCATATGTACGTCTAACTCTTCTTGCGAATCCGGTAGCATTTCCGGAGGATTTTCATATAAGTTAACACCAAAGTTTTCTTTTGCAAAATCATTTATTTCTTTTGTTTGCAAATCTCTAACTATACTGTTTAAGTAATCTGTACGTTTTGAAACACCATAAGGATCTTGTGAAAACGCTTTTATATCAAATGTTCTTTCAGATATACCATTTACAACTATGTCAACAAACTTAGGTATAATCGGAACCGGCTTCCAGTCTATATTTAAATATGATAAATCGCCGTTAATAGACAATTCATCTTTATATTTTTGTATTGATTGTTCGCCCCTAGAATATAGTCTTAATTGATGAAATGTATTTTGATTACTTTTATATCTATTAGTACCAGAATCTGATTTGAACCATTCGTCTTGAATCGCCCTACCAACTCTTAAGCCATATTTAACCGACATTTTTTCTTGGTCGCTAGCAACTTGGCTTGGAAAAAAACTATTTATAACTGACTCAGCCATACTTTATTTTATTATTTCCGATATTGAACCGGCGTTTTTATATTTTGCAATATTTAAGTTTAACTTTGGTTTTTGCACATTTGGGTTAGGTCTATACAGATGTCTGTTACATGCCATTATTGCTAACCC